AATGATGTTTATTTAGGAAATCCTTTGCTCAAAAAGGCGAATACCCCCATTGAGTTTACACAAGAAGATATTGAAGAATATATTAAGTGTAAGCAGGACCCAGTATACTTTGCAAATAATTATGTAAAGATTGTGACCTTGGACCATGGTTTGCAACCTTTCAAGACTTATGACTTCCAAGATAAGTTAATTAGTAACTTCCATAACAACAGATTTAATATCTGTAAGATGCCTAGACAGACTGGTAAGTCTACTACTTGTGTATCGTATCTACTTCATTATGCTATCTTCAATGATAGTGTCAACATTGGTATTCTGGCTAACAAGGCTACAACTGCTAGAGAACTACTTGCAAGACTGGCTACTGCATATGAGAACTTACCCAAGTGGATGCAACAGGGTATTCTTGTATGGAACAAAGGTAATATTGAGTTAGAGAACGGTAGTAAGATACTTGCAGCTTCTACTTCAGCATCAGCTGTTAGAGGTATGTCTTTCAACATCCTCTTCTTGGACGAATTTGCATTCGTTCCAAATCATGTTGCTGACGCATTCTTTGCATCTGTTTATCCTACGATTACTTCTGGTAAATCAACGAAGGTAATCATTGTTTCTACGCCTCACGGCATGAACCACTTCTATCGAATGTGGCATGATGCAGAGAAGGCAAAGAATGAATATATTCCAACCGATGTTCATTGGTCAGAAGTTCCTGGTAGAGATGAGGTCTGGAAAGAACAGACAATCAAGAACACTTCTGAACAACAGTTCAAGATTGAGTTCGAGTGTGAATTCCTTGGGTCTGTTGATACATTGATTGCACCAAGTAAACTCAAAACTATGGTGTATGATAATCCAATTCAAACAAGTGCAGGACTAGATGTTCATTTTGCACCAATTCCTGACCACGATTATATCGTAACTGTTGACGTTGCTAGAGGGGTAGGTAATGACTACTCTGCATTTATTATTACAGATATTACTTCGTTCCCACATAGAGTTGTTGCAAAGTATAGGAACAATGAAATCAAACCGATGTTGTTTCCTAACATTATTTTCCAGTTAGCAAAGAAATACAATAATGCATTTGTTCTTTGTGAGGTTAATGATATTGGAGACCAGGTTGCAAGTATTCTTCAATATGATTTGGAGTATCAGAATGTTCTGATGTGTGCAATGAGGGGTAGGGCAGGACAAGTTGTAGGTCAAGGTTTCTCTGGAACTAAAACACAACTTGGTGTCAAGATGTCCAAGACAGTCAAGAAGATTGGGTCACTCAATCTCAAGACAATGATTGAAGAAGATAAACTTATCTTCAATGACTACGAGATTATTTCAGAATTGACAACCTTTATTTCAAAGAGTAATTCATTCGAGGCAGAAGAAGGTTGTAATGATGACCTTGCAATGTGTCTGGTCATTTATGCATGGTTGGTTGCACAGGATTACTTCAAAGAACTGACAGACCAAGATGTTCGTAAGAGATTGTATGAAGAACAGAAAAACCAGATTGAACAAGACATGGCACCGTTTGGTTTTATGAATGACGGTTTAGATGAAGGAACCTTTGTAGATAGCGAAGGAGATAGATGGTATACCAAGAGTAATGAGTATGATGAGTATGGAACAGCCGCTGGTGGTTGGGAACTCTGGAACTACTGATGGACTTTGATGAACAACTAGAACTAGGTCATTTACTCTTAAATGATAGAAAATGTAAAAGTTGTGGTGAAGTAAAAAATCTTGTAGATGACTTTTACAGAACAAGAAAGGATAGAGGTGCAGTTCCTTCTTCATATTCATATGTCTGTAAAGATTGTTTTATTGAGTATGTCAAGGAAAATAAAAAGAATAGAAGTCCAAAATCTAGATGGGAATACCCAGATTGGTGAGTTTTCGTCACGTTTACCCTATCAAAACCGGGATATTCATAAATATTTTTAGTTAAATGAGTAACAAAGGAGAGAGAAAACATGGCTACTCCTCAACTATCTCCAGGAGTTTTAGTCAGGGAAGTTGACTTAACTGTTGGAAGAGCTGAGAATGTTCTTGACAACATTGGCGCAATTGCAGGACCCTTTTCACTGGGACCAGTAAATGAACCAATTACGATTGAGACACAGCAACAATTCCTTGATACTTTTGGTAAGCCAATTGGAACTGATAGACAGTATGAGTACTGGATGTCTGGAAATTCATTCCTCTCCTACGGTGGTATTCTAAAAGTTGTTAGAGTTGGTGGCGACACCCTCAATAATGGTAATGCAGGAACTCAACAAGCTTCAGAAGCTGTTAGAATTGATAACCTAGATGATTACGAACAGAATCATACTACGGATTCTAGTTTCTACTGGGCAGCAAGAAACCCTGGTACATGGTCGAACAGTCTGAAAGTTTGCACCATTGATAACAAGTCGGACCAATCTGTAGGTATTGCTACTACTAACCCTAGTGCACTCGGACTGGTAGTTGGTTATGGTGTTTCTACTGCAAAGAACGCAGTATCTATTCCAGGTAATGGTTCTGTTAATACCTTCACAGGTAACCTGAAGGGTATCATCACTGGTGTTACCACGGATGCAGTAAACGGAAATAGTTCGATTGAAGTTAAGGTACTTGCAAGAGTTAACCCGACTACACAATCCACTACAAACATTGGATTTACTACAATAAGTAGTATTGGCGCCGCAGGTACAACAGTACTTTCTGTCAATAGTACATCTGGTATTACTACAGGAACGATTTGTGTTACACAAAATAATGGTGGTATTGATGTTGTAAGTTTTGGTTCTTCTACGGTCACATTGTCTGTAGGTATTGCTCAATCTGCATTGGTTGGTACAGCTGTTACCTATCAAACACTGACATCGATTGCAGGAACTGAAACTCCGATTACTTATCAGAATTACAATCCAGCAAATTCATTCTCTGCTGGTGATGTACTCACCATCACTCCAGGAACTGGTGGAACACCAACTACTTCTAGTACTTCTACAGTATCTGACTGGTATGACGAACAGACACTTGGTCTTACAAACTCTACAGTTTATTGGAGAAACATTGCTCCTAGACCAGTAGCTAACAGATTTGTAACTGAAAGGTCTGGCTCTAACGACGCAATTCACGTAGTTGTTGTAGACGACACGGGTGATGTTACCGGAGTTCAGGGTAATATTGTTGAGAGATTTGTATCGTTGTCTAAGGCTTCTGATGCTACTGCTGATGGAGACAATCCCACTAGGACTTACTATAAGGACTTCATTGCAAACAACTCGAAGTTTGCCTTTGCTGGTTTCAACCCATCGAATGCAGAAGATACTTATTGGAATACGATTCCAACAGCATCTGGTTTCTCAACTTCCTTCACACCTTACACAAACGCTCAAGGCCTTTGGGGTCAAGAAGCACAGGGTATTAGTTTCTCCTCACTGGGAAATGTAAGTTACACTTTGACTGGTGGTGTTGACTACAGTGCTAATAAGGGTATGGCTGCTGACCTTCCTGGTATTTTGGCTGGTTACAATCTATTCGCAAATAGAGATGAGATTGCTGTTGATTATCTAATCATGGGTCCTGGACTCGCTGTAGAAAATCAATCACAAGCAAAGGCAAATCTTCTAATCTCTATTGCCGAACAGAGAAAGGATTGTATTGCAACCATCTCTCCACACAGAGCTAACGTTGTAAATGTAACCAACACTACAACACAAACCTCGAATGTCCTAGGATTCTATTCACCTCTTCAATCATCGTCTTATGCGGTGTTTGATACTGGTTATAAGTACACCTACGATAGATTCAATAACGCATTCCGTTACATCCCAACCAATGGTGATACTGCTGGTTTGATGGTAAGAACTGCACTTAATGCATATCCTTGGTTCTCACCTGCTGGTCTCCAGAGAGGTGTTCTGAATAATGCAGTTAAGATGGCATACAACCCATCCAAGAATCAGAGAGATGAACTCTACGGTTCAAGAATTAACTCCATCATCAACCAAAGAGGTTCTGGTATTGCACTTTACGGTGACAAGACTGCTCTTGCTTATTCTTCGGCCTTCGATAGAATTAACGTAAGAAGACTGTTCTTGACTGTAGAACAAGCTCTTGAGGGAGCCGCAAACGATCAGTTGTTCGAACTCAATGACTCTAACACTAGAGCAAACTTTGTTAACATTGTCGAACCCTACTTGAGAGATGTTCAAGCTAAGAGAGGTATTTACGATTTCAGAGTTATTTGTGACGAAACCAATAACACTCCAAATGTCATTGACAACAATGAATTTAGAGCTGATATCTTCCTGAAGCCAACCAAGTCTATCAACTTCGTCACCTTGACGTTCGTTGCTACCAGAACTGGTGTTGACTTCGAAGAAGTAATTGGTACTGTTTGATTATATTAAATAACTACTAGGAGGATCAAAAAATGGCAGAGACCAAATCACTATCACAATTCAAATCTAGATTAGCGGGCGGTGGCGCCCGCCCCAATCTATTTGAAGTTTCAATTCCATCATTCCCATCAGCAATTTCTGATGCCTGGGGTAGTGGAGACCAGTCTGAGAATGGAACATTTAAGTTCCTTTGTAAGGCTGCAGCCCTTCCAGCTTCAAACACACCTTCATTCAATGTACCTTTTAGGGGTAGACAATTGAAGGTTGCTGGAGACAGAACGTTCGATCCATGGGAAGTTACAATCATCAATGATGAGGACTTCCAACTTAGAACAGCGTTCGAGAGATGGGCAAACACTATCAGTAAGCTCGATGATGCAACTGGTGTTACCAACCCATCATCGTATATGACTGACGCATATGTTCAACAACTCGGTAGAGGTGCTGAAAGATTTGCAACCACCAATGAAGGTGGTCAGTCCGCGGTTCTGAGGACGTATAAGTTCTTCGATATTTTCCCAACAAATATCAGTCAAATCGCACTGTCATACGATAGTGGAGATGCGTTAGAAGAATTTACGGTATCATTCGATGTTCAATATTATACTATCGGCAACTCACTGGAGTCTTCTGGTAGTAATAATGGTGAAGTTTTGATTGAATGATAAATAACTAGGAGATACACTTCTAGTAAATATATTGCAATGGCGAGACTATTTGGTTACTCAATTGAAGATAGCGAAAAGACACCGCCTAGCGTAGTATCTCCGGTTCCACCCAATAATCAGGATGGATCGGAGAACTATGTTAGTAGCGGTTTTTTTGGTAGCTACGTAGATATTGAAGGGGTATATAAAAACGAGACCGATCTCATCAGACGGTATCGTCAGATGGCACTCTATCCAGAATGTGATAGTGCAATCGAAGATATTGTAAACGAAGCAATTGTTTCAGACACAAATGATACTCCGGTATCAATCGAACTGTCTAATCTAAGTGCAAGTGATAACATCAAGAAAAAGGTAAGAGAAGAGTTTAGATACATTCTCGAACTTCTTGACTTTGATAAGAAGGCACACGAAATCTTTAGGAATTGGTATATTGACGGAAGACTTTACTACAATAAAGTCATTGACCAAAAGAAACCACAAGATGGTATTCAAGAGCTGAGGTATATTGACTCAGCCAAAATGCGTTATGTTCGTAAGTTGAAGAAGAAGGGTCCTGATAGTGTTCAGACCGCACAAACCGCATTTACGAATAACAATGAAACTGCATACGATTTTCCAGAGATAGAAGAGTTCTTCATCTATACTCCAGATGCTCGTACTGGTACTGGGTACGGTGGTAATCCACAGAAGGGAGTCAAGATGACTCGTGATTCTGTTACCTATTGTACGTCTGGTCTGGTAGATAGGAACAAAGGACTTACATTGTCCTGGATGCATAAGGCAATCAAACCACTCAATCAGTTGATGATGATTGAGGATAGTTTGGTTATCTACAGACTATCAAGAGCACCAGAACGTAGAATCTTCTACATTGACGTTGGCAATCTTCCTAAGCAGAAGGCAGAACAGTATCTGCGTGATGTCATGATGCGTTATAGAAACAAACTTGTATATGATGCAAACACTGGTGAACTTCGTGATGATAAGAAGTTCATGTCTATGATGGAAGACTTCTGGTTGCCTAGAAGAGAAGGTGGTCGTGGTACTGAAATTACAACACTTCCTGGTGGTCAGAACCTTGGTGAAATTACTGACATCAACTACTTTCAGAGAAAACTTTATAGAGCTCTGAATGTTCCTGAAACCAGAATTGAAGGTGAAGGTTCTGGTATGTCATTGGGTCGTTCTTCTGAAATCTTGAGAGATGAAGTTAAGTTCTCCAAGTTTGTCGGAAGAATGAGAAAGAGATTCTCTGATATGTTTAACGACATGTTGAGAACTCAACTACTTCTGAAGAATATTGTGACTCCCGAAGATTGGGAGTACATGGCAGACCATATTCAATATGACTTCCTGTATGACAATCACTTTGCAGAACTCAAAGATGCAGAGTTGATGACAGAGAGAATCAATCTTGCAACAATGATGGAACCATATATCGGTAAATATTACTCTTCTGAGTATGTAAGAAGAAATATCTTCCGTCAGACTGATGATGAAATCATTGAACAAGATAAACTGATTGAAAAAGAAATTGAAAATGGTGTAATTCCTGACCCCAATGCAATTGCAATGGACCCTGAAATGGGTGGTGCTCCAGGAATGGGTGGTGCAATTCCACCTGATACTGGTGGTGGTGATGCAATTCAATCACCAGAAGTACCTAAAGATCCTGCAGGACAAAAGAATCCAGCGGGTGGCATAATCTAAATAAACTTTAAAGTAATCATTAATCAACATGGATGACCTTATGGACATGCTCGTCAAAGATGACGAGTCTGCATCACAAATCAGTGATAAAATCAAAGACATTTTGTTTGCAAAGAGTGCAGAACAGATTGAAACTATCAGACCAAACGTTGCTGCATCAATTTTTGATGAGCCTGTTTCGGATGAGGAAATTGAATCTGAGGTATAAGTAGAACCTTCAGAAGAAGAGTAATACTAAATACCTTTATAAGTAACTATTGTAATTAAAATAATGGGAGCGACACGACCAGTAGGAGTCAATACTACTTTTGCAACAAGTACTTCTTCTACTCAAACATCAGCAATTCCGCAACAATCTGATACTATTAGAGTTGTAGCAGTGGGTGCAGGGGTTCATATTGCATATGGTAATAACCCAACTGCAACTTCTTCAAATTTCTTTGTAGCTACAACGGATACTGCAGAGATTTCACTTGGACCTGTAGCATCTCAAAGAGTTGTTGCATATACTAAAGGAACTACTACGACTCTAGATTTTCCAGAAGGAACTGGATGTCCTTTTGGTCCAGGAGAAGCCGTATCGTTGACTGTTGATGGTCAAGCAGCATTTGATTTTGAACATCAAAACGTTCTATCAGTTAATAACACATCTGGTCGTGATGGATTTTTTGGTACACGATGTGTCATTGATTATAATTCTTCCTCTGTTGTAGGAACATTTGATCCAAAATATGCGACATTGAGAAGGTCAATTAAGGTTGCCGCAGTTACAGCATCTGGAACTGGCACCGTTCACATCCAACAAGTACAAAGATCCTGAGAACAATGAGACTTATCAGAGAAGAAATCGAAACAGTTGATTTTATCGTTGAAGAAAAGAACGGTAAAAAGAGTATGTTCATTGAAGGTATCTTCCTTCAAGGAGACATCTGTAATCGTAATGGAAGAATGTATCAAATGGAGGGCCTGAGAAAGGAAGTCCAACGATACACAGAAAACCATATTGATTGTGGTAGGGCCCTTGGAGAACTAGGCCACCCAGATGGCCCAACAGTAAACTTGGATCGTGTCAGTCACAAAATTGTTTCATTAAGAGAAAGTGGGACAAACTTTATTGGTAAGGCCAAAATTCTTTCAACCCCAATGGGTCAGATTGCACAATCACTTATTGGTGAAGGTGTCAAATTGGGTGTTTCTTCTAGAGGCATCGGATCACTGACCCAAACTAAAGAAGGTATCAACGTTGTTGGTTCCGACTTTATGTTGGCAACCGCTGCTGACATTGTAGCAGACCCTTCTGCACCTGATGCTTTCGTTGAAGGTATCATGGAAGGTAAAGAATGGATCTGGGATGGTGGCATCCTTAGGGAACAACAAGCCGCCAAAACTTACAAGCATATCAATACACTTGTAACAACTAAGCAACTTGACGAGCAAAAGCTCGACCTTTTCAACAACTTTTTGAACAATCTTTAAAAGGTATTGAAATAAACAAATTATAAATAAATATAGATTAAAAAAGGTTAATCGGAGTACCCTCAAATGTCTCGTGGAGATTTACAAGAAATGGAGCAATCTAAAACTGCTGTGAACGCCAACGCTAAATCTGCTGAACCAATGCAGAAGCTATCAAATCCCGGCGAAGGTCTTTCACCTTCTTACGAGGATTTGGGCGGTCCAACACCAGAAAACTACAAAGTTGACGATGATTCGGCAAAGCTCAAAGAGCCTATGATCAAAACAGTTAACGATGTAGTTAATTCAAAAGTCGCCAAGGCTGATGCAATGAAAAAAATGGCTAAGGAAGAAATCGAATCTACTGAAGAAGAAGTTCTTGAAGAAGAAGAGATTGTTTCTGAAGACGAAGGCATCGACATTGAAGAAGATGTAAACGCACTTCTCGGTGGCGAAGAGCTCTCCGAAGAATTCAAAGAAAAGGCTAAGGTCATCTTTGAAGCCGCACTAACCTCTAAAATCAAAGAAATCCAGGAAACCCTGGAAGTTCAGTTTGAAGCCAAACTGGACGAAGAAAGAGAAGCCCTTAAGGAATCTCTTACTGAAAGAGTTGACTCTTATCTTGAGTATGTCTGCGAAGAGTGGATGAAAGAGAATGAGTTGGCAATCGAACATGGTCTCAAGACCGAAATGACAGAATCCTTCCTCTCTGGAATGAAGGGTCTATTTGAAGAGCATTATGTAACAATCCCTGAAGAGAAATATGATGTTCTTGAGAGCATGGTAGACAAACTTGATGATATGGAGACAAAACTCAACGAGCAAATCGATAAGAATATCGGCCTGAACAAGCGTCTTGCCGAGTCAGTTTCTGATAATATTCTTGATAACGTTTCTGAAGGCCTTGCAGCCACACAGAAAGAGAAGCTCGCTTCACTCGCTGAAAGTATTGAGTTTGAAAGTGAAGAAGAATATCGTGAAAAGCTGGAAACACTGAAGGAGTCTTACTTCTCCAGAACTCCAACTACAAAATCTGACGCTCCCCAAACCCTTTCCGAGGGTGTGGATAGTACCCCTGCTCCTGTTGCAGGAACCATGGATGCATATCTCAGAACACTGGGTGCGTTCAAAAACTGAATTTAACATTCATTCAAACAAAACAAACTATTAGGTAAAGCAAATGTTTCAATCTGAGCATCTGCAGGAAAAGTGGAGTCCACTTCTCGACTATGAAGGCCTTGATCCAATCAAGGATTCACACCGTAGAAGCGTAACCGCAGTCCTGCTCGAGAACCAAGAAAAATTCCTCCGTGAGGAAGCAGCATTCAGTCAGGGTATCAACCTGATGGAATCCCCCACTAACTCTGCAGGTAGTAACCCTACTGGTTTCTCCGCAAACGCAACCGCAACAGGACCTGTTGCTGGTTTCGACCCCGTTCTGATCTCCTTGATCAGACGTGCAATGCCTAACCTGGTCGCATATGACCTGGCTGGCGTTCAGCCAATGAACGGTCCTACTGGACTCATCTTCGCGATGCGTTCACGTTACGAGAATCAGTCTGGTACCGAAGCACTGTTCGACGAGGCAAATACAGCATTCGCTGGTCAGGATGACGGCTTCAATCTTGAAGGTGGTTTCTCTGACGGTCCTGTTGGTCTTGGTACTACGGCACAGAATGGTCCTAACCCCGCAGTTCTGAACCCCGTTGGTACTGCAACCACGAACCCCTCACCATATAACGTTGGTGAAGGAATGCAGACCGGTGATGCTGAGAACCTTGGTTCTGCGGCCGGCGATCAGTTCAACCAGATGGCCTTCTCGATCGAGAAAGTCACCGTAACCGCCAAGTCTAGAGCTCTGAAAGCAGAGTACAGCTTGGAACTGGCACAAGACCTTAAGGCCATCCACGGTCTTAACGCTGAAGCCGAACTGGCTAACATCCTCTCTACTGAAATCCTTGCGGAAATCAACAGAGAAGTCATCCGTACCATCTACAAAGTTGCTGAGCAAGGCGCTGTTTCTAACACCGCAACTGCTGGTATCTTCGACCTGGACGTTGACTCTAATGGTCGTTGGTCCGTTGAGAAGTTCAAAGGTCTTCTGTTCCAAATCGAGAGAGACGCTAACGCGATTGCTCAAAGAACTCGTAGAGGAAAGGGCAACATGGTTCTGTGTTCCGCAGACGTTGCTTCCGCACTGACCATGGCTGGTATCCTTGATTACACCCCAGCACTGAATGCAAACCTGAATGTCGATGACACGGGTAACACATTCGCTGGTACGATCAACGGTAAGTTCCGTGTATACATCGACCCCTATTCTGCTAACCTCACCGCTGCTAACGCTGCTGGTGGTAATCAGTACTACGTCGTTGGTTATAAGGGTTCTTCCCCTTATGACGCTGGTTTGTTCTATTGTCCTTATGTGCCGCTCCAGATGGTTCGTGCCGTTGGAGAAAATACATTTCAGCCTAAAATTGGTTTCAAGACGCGCTATGGTCTTGTTGCTAATCCATTCGCTGAAGGTACTACTCAAGGTCTTGGCAGACTCCGCATCAACTCCAACCGTTACTACAGACGTGTAGCAGTCAAGAATTTGATGTAGGCTCTAGCCTCATTGATTATCTGGAGACCCGAAAGGGTCTCTTTTTTATGCATACTCTTATAAATAAGTTAAGAAGCTAAAAATAATCATGGCATATATTTACCAGGCCGTTAATAAAAAGAATGGTAAATCCTATATTGGTCGCACCACTTATAAACGTTTGAGGCAGAGAGAAAGCACACACTGGTGGTATGCAAATAATAAAGGATATAACCACCCTTTCCCTAATGCACTTATCAAGTATGGTAGAGATATGTTTGAGTGGAGTATATTAGAGGAGTGTAGTAAAGAAGACCAGGGTACTAGGGAGGTATATTGGATTGATAAAATTAAACCAGAGTATAACGCAACCCTTGGTGGAGACGGTGGTAGTTATGGTATCCCCTGTTCGGAAGAGAAGAAAAAAATCCTATCAAAAGCTGTGGCCAAATCAGTAATAAACCTTGATACCGAAGAAGTATTTGATAGTTTGCAGGATGCCGCAAATTTTGCGGGTGTGTCTGTCAGTATGATAAGTATGGCATGTAGTGGTAAAAGGAAGACAGCTGGTAGTTATAGATGGAAACTGATTGATAAATAGTAAAAAGTATCTTTGATTGACTAATAAATAATACATCACTGCCTTAAAGTAATGGCATCTTATATTAAAAAAATCGTTTGTAACAAAGAAGTTTATTATAAAGGTAACGATCAGTGGACAGAAACGTTTGTTGAAAGAAAACGATTCAATAATGAAGGAGATGCCAATGAGGAACATCACAGATATTCTGGAGTTGTAATTAACGAATAATGACAAACTCATTCGCAGGACAAGTTACCGATAGAAACTTCTTACAGGCAACTGGATTTAGATTTTCGGTAGCAAAAGCTGATAAGGTTGGTTTTTTCGGTAACGCAATTAACGTTCCTGGATTTACACTCGGTTCTCCAGACCAACCTAGTTATCTCAAGATGATACCTAGAGTTGGTGATATCTTAGATTATAATGATTTAAGAATAAGATTTTTGATTGATCAAAATCTTGAAAACTATATGCAAATCCAAAACTGGATGAGGGGTATTGGATTTCCAGATAGTCTAGATGAGATTTATAAATTTCAAAACTCTTGGGATGTACCTAAAGAAGAACGAAGTGAGATTAACTTAACTTCTGATGGAACTCTGACAATACTTAGTTCAATAAATACCCCATTGTTTGCAGTCAAATTCTTAGACATGTTTCCTACGAGTCTTTCTGACATTAACTTTGACTCAACATTAACCGATGTGGAATACTTGACAGCTGAGGTTAGTTTCAAGTATCTTAACTATACGATAGAACCATTTGATTGTTGTTAAATGATTGACTTGACCGGAATCCAAGAGATGTGGGAAAAGGATTCTAAAATTGATATTGATAACTTACATACAGAATCTATAAACATTCCCGTTCTACATGCAAAATATTATGACATTTATAATAACCTTATGTTGTTGAGGAAGAAAGCAGAACAACAAAAGAAAAACATTCGTCACGAAAGATATGAGTTTTATTCAGGTAAAGCAGATCCCGATGTTTATATCGAAACTCCGTTTCCCAAAAAGATCCGAGATAAAGACACTCTTCAAAAATATCTTGACGCAGATGAGAAACTCTCAGGAGTTTCGTTAAAAATAGACTACTACGAAGTGATGCTCAAATACATTGAAGAGATTTTAAAACAGATAACACAAAGAAATTACCAAATTAAAAACACCATAGATTTTATGAGGTTTACATCTGGAGCAGGTTAATGGATGAAGAGGGTTATTACCATATAGAATTACCCATTGAAGGTATTCGTCTTATTCATACAGGTCTATCTCAGGCAGTACAGAGATGGCCTGGAGGAGATGCTGAAGAACAGGAAAGTCTTATTATGATGAGAGATAATTTTTATAGAATTATATTAGAACATCAGTTTGACAGTATGTAATAAATAATAGTAACTAAAAAGTTACATTATGTCTCATTTGACAATTGAGAAGGTAAATGAAGTATATCTAAAAATAACAACTGAACCGCATGTTGAGCATGAGTTGCGGGACAAATTCACCTTCGAGGTCGAGAACAAAAAGTTTATGCCGCAATACCGTAATAAGTATTGGGATGGTTATGTGCATCTTTATAATATGAAGACCAAGAGAATATATGTTGGTCTATTAGATAAAATTATAGCATTTTGCGAGACTGCAGGTTATACATATAAATTTGAAAATAACAAATATTATGGGCCGCCCTTTGAAGTAAATGACTTTGTAAGTCGAGGTGGTGTAAAAGATTATATGAAAAGTATTGCGCCGGATATATCACCTAGAGATTATCAGATAGATGCGGTATATGAGGCTCTACGATACAATAGAAAGTTATTGATATCACCTACGGCATCTGGTAAGTCATTTATGATTTACTCTGTTGTGCGATACCATGTGGCACGCGGTAATAAAATCTTACTGGTTGTGCCCACTACCTCGCTCGTTGAGCAAATGTATAAAGATTTTGAGAGTTACTCTTGGGATGCTTCAAACCACTGTCACCGTATCTACGCAGGACGTGAGAGAGTCAATACAAACTCTGTAACTATAACTACTTGGCAGTCTGTTTATCAGTTAGATAGGAAGTTCTTTGAGGACTATGATGTCATCATTGGTGATGAGGCACACTTGTTTAAGAGTAAGTCTCTTGTAGGGATTATGGACAAGTTACATCATGCAAAGTATAGATATGGGTTCACAGGAACATTAGACGGGACACAGACCCATAAGTGGGTGTTAGAGGGACTGTTTGGTCCATCATATAAAGTTACAGGAACAAAGAAACTCATTGATGAAGGTCATCTTGCAACACTTGATATTCAGTGTCTTGTATTGAAGTATAAACCAAAGAAGTTTGATACATACGAAGATGAGATTCAGTATCTTATTTCTCACGAAATAAGAAATAAATTTATTACTAATCTTTCTTGTACTATGAAAGGTAACACACTTGTATTATTCAGTCGTGTTGAATCTCATGGTGCAATTTTATATGAGATGATAAATAATAAGGTAAGTGAAGGAAGAAGAGTATTCTTTATTCACGGTGGTGTTGGTGCAGAAGATAGGGAACAGGTCAGACTTATTACTGAATCACAACAAGACGCTATCATTGTTGCATCATACGGAACATTTAGTACCGGCATTAATATTAAAAATCTACACAATGTAATATTTGCCTCTCCATCCAAATCTCGTATTCGGAACTTACAGAGTATTGGTAGAGTCCTACGTAAAGGCAAAGATAAAGTGAGTGCAAAACTTTATGATATTGCTGATGACTTTACAATTGGTTCAAGAAAAAACTATACACTGAATCATTTTATTGAGCGGATTAAAATTTATGTTTCTGAACAATTCAATTACGATATTTTAACTATTGATATAAAAGATTAAACAAGGAGAGTATATGATAGAAGATGACTTTTTCGCCACCATAAAACTTAAATGTGGTGATGAGATATTTGCTAAGGTAGCAGCATCTGATGAAGATGATAGAACGATGTTACTACTATCAAATCCTATTATGATAGAACCTGTGAAGAGTAGAGGTTCTATTACTGGATATAAGTTTGAACCTTGGTTAAAGACTTCTCATGAAGATTTGTTTGTAATCAATCTAGATGATGTTCTTACGATGTCTGAATCAGAGAATCTTGAGATGATTATGAACTATCAAGAGTACATAAGAAAATCTACTAAAACTAACTTTCAGAAGTTAGATAGAAAGATGGGATACATTTCTAGTGTCCATGATGCTAAAGAAGTTCTAGAGAAACTCTATAATCTCTAAGAACCTATAACTTATCTATCAAACGGGACAAGCCTAGTCTATGTGGCATTTGTATTCTTGTCAACACTTGTCGAACTGATAAGATCATGTTATAATAAGTACAACACATTATTCGGGTTAAAGACTTGAAACCATTATGCCAAAACCAAGAAGTACAGAACACTATGTAAACAACAAGGAATTTCTGAATGCTCTTGAGAATTACTTTGCACAGGTTGCAACAGCAAAACTTAATGACCAACCCAAACCAGTTATTCCTAGGTATATTGGTGAATGTTTCCTGAAGATTGCAAACCATCTATCATACAAACCTAACTTCGTGAACTACATGTTCAAGGATGATATGATTTGTGATGGTATTGAAAATTGTGTAAGATATATTCATAACTTTAATCCAGAGAAGTCAAAGAATCCTTTTGCATACTTCACTCAGATTATCTACTATGCATTCCTGAGACGTATCTCTCAAGAGAAGAAGCAACTAGAAATTAAAAATAAGATTCTTGATAAGAGTGACTTCGATGAAGTCTTTGACTCCAATGAACTTGACAGTGGTAACTACTCTGACTATAACTCGATAAAAGATGCAGTGCACCAGAAACTGAGAGGTGGTTGACTATTACTATAATACTTGACATTATAAATAAATAATGGTATTATAATAATAAAATGACTAAAACATTTATTGGTAAACCTTGTAGAAGTTGCGGTGGGACTGAAAGATATCTTAGTGGTAACAAAGGATGTGTTGCTTGTGCTAAGGAGAACTCTAAACGCCGTGTTACTGCATCAGCTGAATGGAAGAGAGAAAATAAAGATAGGGTAAATAAAAACAATAGGCTTAGATATAACAGTCTAAGCCCAGAAGAAAAGAAAGAAAGAATGAGGCGTCAACAAATGGCCCTCTATGGATTGACCTTAGAAGATTACGACAAGATGTTACAGGAGCAAGGTGGTGTTTGTGCCTGTTGTGGAAAGCCTGAACTAAAAGAAGGTCGCACAAATCTATGCGTTGACCACAATCACGAAACAGGGAAAGTTCGAGCGTTACTGTGCGATTATTGCAACAGGGGTATCGGATATTTTACTGACAATATTGACAAGCTACGCAATTGTGTGTTATACTTAGAGAAATACGATGGAGGTGGTTGATTATGAATGGGAGTCTTGACCCAGAAGAGCGTATCCTAGATGAACCAACTATCAATGAACTAGTTGCTGGTTATGTTGAAAAACTTGGTTGGTCTGTGGATGATGAAATCACGGTAGAACTTGGTGGTACTCAGGTCTCAGGTATTGATGTTGGTGAGGAGTATAACAAGAAGTGGCAGTCACCTATTGGTACTCGTAAGTACAATAAAGATTGTTTCATCGTTATCAAAAACCAATCACGTAGAGATTTGACTGGATCTCTACCTATGGATAGGGAACACAAACCACGTCATCCATGTACACCTGTTGAACCAAAAGATATTGTTGTCAACATGGATGGTGGTGTTGGAGGGTCTTGGGAAGTTAAAGAAGAATGAAGATTGGTATCATAACTGACACCCACTACGGTGCTCGTAAAAACTCTAAACTCTTTCATGATTACTTTGAAAAGTTTTATCGAGATGTCTTCTTTCCTACTCTGGAAAAGGAAGGTATCGACACCGTAGTGCATATGGGTGATGCATTTGATAGTCGTAAGGGTATCGAATTCAAAGCACTTAAGTGGTCCAAGAGAGTTGTGTTTGACCCTCTTAAGGAACGTGGTATCAAGATGCATCTTATGGTTGGTAATCATGATGCATACTACAAGAACACAAACGAAGTTAACGCAGTAGACCTTCTACTGAAAGAATATGATAATGTTGAGGTTTATTCTTCTCCTACAGAGGTGTCTTTGGGTAATCTCAAAACTCTCTTCATTCCTTGGATCAATGAAGATAACCAAAAAGAAACAAACAAGATCATCAGTAAGACCAAGTGTCCAGTCGCGATGGGACACCTTGAACTCAATGGGTTCAAAGTCAATAACCAAATCGTCATGGACCACGGTCACGACAGTAGATCCTTTGATAAGTTCAAAAAAGTATTCTCGGGACATTATCACACTAGATCCGACAATGGGACCGTTTATTATCTCGGTAATCCCTATGAAATGTTCTGGAGTGATGTCAAAGATTCCAGAGGTTTCACTATTTTTGATACAGAATCTCTAGAACATACTCCAATCAACAATCCTTATAGATTATTCTATAACATCTACTACGAAGATACTGACCATCAAACATTCAATACTACAGAGTATGAGAATAAGATTGTCAAGGTCATCGTAAGAAAGAAAAGTGACATCAAGAAGTTTGAAAAGTTTATTGACAAACTTTATGCAACTGGTGTTGCAGACCTTAAGATTGTAGAGAACTTTCAACTCGTTGAGAGTGAAGAGTTTGAAGCAGAAGAGTCGGAAGATACCATGTCTATTTTAAGTCGGTATATTGACGAGTCTGAAACTGAGTTAAATAAACCACTAATCCAATCACTGATTAAAGAAATATATCAGGAAGCGTGTGAGGTTATTTGATGCATATTATCACAGTCGTAGGTAAAGAGAAGGAAGGAGCATATTCTGTTATCGATGAAGATGGAGAACAGGTTCTTTATATTTTCATGGAAGAGGATGACGCCACAAGATACTCTATGCAATTAGAAGAACTTGGTTATCCTGAGATGACTGTGTTAGAAGTAGATGATGAAGTGATGATAAAAACTTGTGAAATGCACGATCACCGTTATACTGTGATCACCCCCAATGACATTGTAATTCCACCTGACGAAGAATATGATAACCTTT